GAATCTAGTTCAAACTAGAAGCTAGCTGTATTGTGTGGCGATAAGGTCTCCCGCATTGCCGTTCGCAATGTAGGGCGCTTTCGAGGTTTTCGTGCGAACAATGTTCGACTCCGTTTTTTCTTCGCGGTAGGTATCCACGCCGTATCCATCTGCGGGAGTGTAGGAATCCCAATAGGCATTTACGCCAGCGCCTTGCAGCGTTGCAATTCCGTCTTCCTGCGCGCTTGCGCTGTCCCCAGCCGCGCCGACCCAGACGTAAGTATTGCCCCAAATGCGAGACATAACTGGCGTTGCGCCGTCGCTTGCGCTGTTATAGACGCTGTTTCCAATGAGCACCTTTTTGATGCCAGCGTCGGCAAACGCGAGTTGCAGATTGCTCTGGTTGACTTCGTAACCTTTGCCGAGTTGGGAAACAACGAAGTTAGTCAGCAAGGTAGAGCGGCGGATGCGCTTATATACCTGCGAGCTAAGAACGATAGTGTCGGCAACTTCGCCCTTATCCAGCACGCGCTCAATCGAGTCATACACATCGCGCACGAAGTTGACCGTGGCGAGGTTGGCTTCCGTGTAAGCAACGGCGCTGTTGGTTGCGCTGCCGAAGTTAGTCGTATTCATGATCGCGGCGGCGGTCAGATACTCCGTGGTGATTTCCACGGCTTCTGCGGCCTGCGCTGCCATGAGGGACTCCACGCTGAGATAGTCGGCGTAATCCATTTCGACTTCGTCGGGCACTTGAATCTCGCGCTTGCGGATCGTAACGGTGAACGAGTCATCGTTAAGAGTTGCCGTCATGCGCTCGACGTTTGCGCCGGGAGCAGTGATGAAGTAATCATCCAAGATTCGTGCAAGCTGCGCGTTTGCGATTTTGGCTTTCACCAAATGCACCGTGCGCTTGTTCACCGGGAGGGCCGGAAGAATCTGCGAATGAATGTTGAGCTTGTTAATCCCGCGTCCCTCACGAATGACGGATGCGAGTTCCTGCCGAGGGCGGGCTGTTGAGTTAGTATATGCTGGCATTGTATTATTTAGTTAGTAATTAAGCAACGTAGCCGAGTTCCACCACGCCGAGAGTATCGGTCGAAGGAGCTTGCAGCCATTTGCCGATTAGCACGGCGTTAGTTGATGTTGCGGACGCTTTGCCGGATGCTGCGGAGTAAGCCGCTGCGCCGACGGTGCAGTTTGCGGAAGCAAGCACTGGCACGCTGCCGCCGCTGCCGATAGGAGCCGCGAGGCCCGTGCCGGAAGCCGGAATGTCTTGAAGTGCGACGTAATCGCCTGCAATAGTGATTCCCGCAACGCTGACGAGTCCGTTAGTGTTAAGCAGGAGACGAGCACCACGAGAAATCGCAACGGCGGTTGCCGTGACGGTTTTTTGGATGCCAATGTTAGTTGTAGCTGTGTTTGTAGTAGCCATGATGAGTTAGGTATTAGAGCTTTCCTGCTTTGCGAGCAGAGTTGTAGATTTCGGGTTTATCTTTGGCCAAGCGGAAGATTGCCGTGGAGCGATCTTTAGCGCCTGCTGAGATTTGAGCGGCGATAGCCTCTTCGACTTCATCCTTCGCGGCTGGCGCGGCTGGAAGCGTGAACTTACCAGCGCCGAGAGCGGCGGTGAACTTAGCCTCTGCGAGCACTACGGCTTCGCCTTTGGCGGTTTCGAGTTGGCGCTTGATTGCGCGGTTGCAACGTGCGAACGCGGCCATGAGCGCGGGCGCTTTCTCGTCCTCCGGCTTTTTGTCGGCATCGGTGACGCCTGCGGTTGCTTCCATTTCGGCGGTGTCGGGCACGACGGGCGCGTCCGCTGGTTTGTTCGCTGCGGCGATTGCGTCTGCAATCATCTTAGCGACTTCGATTTTATCTTCGTCTGTCATTTTGGTTTGTGTTTGTGTTTGTGTTTGTGCTGCGGAAAAAAGAGCCGTAGTCGCTGCGCCACATTCGACTAAATCGGCGGCTTGAAAATCTAGTGGCGTGCTGTCCTTGTCGGATGGGTCGTAGGAAAACACGGGCGACAGCATCATATTCTCAGGGTCGTGCTCTGCGTTCCATAGAGCGGTCTCCTTATACTGGCCCGGCGCTAGGTGAAGGTCTGCAATGGGGTTTCCTTCACTGTCTTTGCGAATGTCTTTCAACTTGCCGACTTTGGCGTGCAGCGCATCGCCGTTGCCCTGCTTGTAATCGTGCGTCCAATGAACCGGAATAGAACGACTGCCAGCGTGAGAAAGCAGCGCATCCACAAATGCGGGCGTGATTGTCGCATAGCGCGGCTTTCCATCCGGCCCGCTGAAGCACGCGACCTTGCCTAGTTCTGCAATCTTTACGCCCAAAAGCACATCGCCGAAGATGCTATCTTGCGAAAACGATGCGTGCCTAAGTGATGCTAAAGCTGTTGCCATTTCCGCGCTTATACCTAATCAGATTAGGTAAAGCGAGGGAAGCTAAACGCATTGCGCTTTAACGCGGGAAAGCGCCTTTGCTATCTCCTGCAAACGAAGGCTAGGCTTTAAGACTCCAAGCTCTACCTTTTGCAGATAGCTTTGAGACACGCCAATCTTCGCTGCCATTTCTTTCTGCTGCAATCCAGCGGAAAGGCGGGCGCGTGCTATCGGCGTTCGGCGTGGTGATACTCTCATTTCGCTGGCTGTCCTTCCGCTGGCTTGCCTTCGACACGATACGGAATCCCAAGCCGTTGCGCCATTCCCTCCGCCGTCTTTTGCGCGACAAACTTTGATCCCTCTTTCTTATCAGTAATTCCTCTTCCGATTGCCTCGCGAACGGCTTCCGCGCTGGCCTCCTGTTGTGCGCCGACCATCTTCCCTATGTCCGGCCATCCGTCTTTCGGGCGGTTAATTACATACACTCCGTCCGGCGTAACCGCACGCATCTGCTTCATGTCAAGCCGCTGCGCTTGGAAAAAGTCACCTGCGGAAAGCGCGGTTCCAGCGGGATGGTTGTGAGTGAACGTCGCATCCTTCGCGGCCTTCTCATGTTCCGGCGACAGATTCAATTCCGAAGCGTCCCCGCTTTGCTCAATCGTGTGCGTGACTTCGCCTTTGTCGTTCACGATGTGGCCACGCTCTTTCAAAAGGTTCGCAATTTCTTTTTCCTTTGCTCCTAGATCGCCGGTCTTAGCGGCTGAGTCGTTTCCCGGTGCGGATTCCTTCGCACCGCCACCGCCGCTGCCAAACTTTCCGTCGTCTGCGCGAGGATGCTTCGATTCGTCAAAGTCCGCAAGCGCTGCCGCCGCTGGTTTCGCGGGCTGTCCTTCCGCTGGTTTCCCTTGCGTCAAATTCTCTGCCGCTGCCGACTGTTGTGGATTGTCGCTCACTTGTGCAATGTCGGCAATGGTAACGCTTGGCTTATATCCAGCTTTTACGAGTGCGCGGTTTGCATCTTCGACGGCCATTGCTGTTGCAACCGCTTCCTGCATGGACTCGCGCAAAACGACGGGAAAGCTGCGACCGCTGTTGGCCATGATGACGGCGCTTTTCGTCGTGATGCCGCTGCGAATCGCTTTGATGTCGCTTGCATCGTCGCGGAAAGCGTCTGCCGTTGGTAGCGTAGTGAATCCCCAGCAACCACGCGCAATGTTTGGCATCGGTGGAAGCTTCCTGCGCTCCACGCCGTCCATAATTGTCACGTAGCTGATAACGTCCAAGCGCGGGCGGTGAACATCATTACGGAGCCGCATAATCTCGCGCCCTGCCGCCTCAAATGCGCCACGGAAAGGAGCGCCTCCGCTTTGTGCTCCGCTGAATAAAAACTCGTAAGGAAAGCCAACAGCAAGCGAAGCCGATGCGTCCAAGTAGCGCATCCCGTTAATGAACGAATCGCTTGGATGCTCGCCTTTCAACACTTGATAGTTGTCGCCGTTGAACTGGTATTTCACGATAGCTCCGTCTGCCATCGTCTCCACGTATTCAACCGCGCCCTCGCTGCTCACTTGCGTCTCGTAGTCGAGTTCGTTTGGTTGCCCGCTATTATTTGACGCGATAGCCGCAATCTTCGACTGCTGCTGCATCGTGTCTTTCGTG